CCCTCACCGTCGCCTCCTCTCAAGGCTCCACTTACTCCACCCCTTGCTCGTTTCACCTTGATCGTAATGCACTTCTTCTTTCCAATTCCCACACCCTCGTCGCCCTAACTCGATCTAAGGTTGGTCTTTTCTTCGTCGGTGACACCCGTCTTCTCCACGCTCCTGCCGCCTCTCCAATGCTGCACCAGATCACCAGCGGTCAAACCGCCGACCTTCCCCGTCTGTTCCCCGACATTTTCCCGAGATTACCCATCCTCCACTCTCCGCTCCTCCATCGCCGCCTCAGTTTGAGAGCCGGTTCCACTCACACCTCCTTTGTCCCAAGCCCTTTCCCTGAACCTGCTGCCTTCCCCAGCCTCCCTCGCTCGCCGCTTCCGTCCTCAAGCTCTCTCTCTGACTTCCAGTCTCGATTGGCTGCTCATCCCTGCTTTCCTCTGGGCCCCACTGCCTCCGCCAACGACCCGAACAACAACGACTCGGTCGTCCTCACCACTCCGGCTCTTCTTGGCGACGGTTCCACGAATGCCCCTCAGATCTCTACACACTTCCTTCCCGAATCCCGTCTTCCCCTCCACTTCGACACTCCCTCCGCACTGCCATCTGCCCCAGCCCCGCCAACTTTGCCCTATCCTTTCACCCCTGCCCCTATCGAACCCGTGTATCCAGGCATCGATTTCCGCTCTCTCGCCTCCAACTTCCTTCCCGCTCTGGACCCCTCCTCCAAAGAAATCATTCACCGGGACCAAACCTCCAACCAGTTCCCCTATCTGAATCTCCCCAACGTCCTCGCGCCCCAGCCTCTTTCCTTGCTCGCTCCCAGACACTCTTCCAAACATGATCCCACCTTGCTTCCCGCCTCTATTAAGAAACGTCTCCGTTTCCGTCCCTCCCGTCATCCTTACAAGCCAAACTCCAACGACCAGCTCCTCGCTCAACTTCTTTATGAAGCCCACTGCCGAGCTTATCGTCGGAACCCAAATCGTCGAGTCCCCTTCGATCCTGTTTTGTTCGCCGAGTGTATCAACCTCAACGAGTTCGCTCAGCTCACCTCCAAGACTCAAGCCATTATCATGGCCAACGCCTTCCGCTCGGACCCCGACTGGCGTTACTCCGTGGTCCGCATCTTTGCGAAGACTCAGCACAAGGTCAACGAAGGATCGCTTTTCGGTCCTTGGAAAGCCTGTCAGACACTTGCCTTGATGCATGATGCCATCATCTTGGCCCTCGGCCCGGTCAAGAAATACCAGCGGCACTTTGACGACCTTGACCGTCCAGCCAATCTCTACATTCATGCCGGCCACACTCCTTTTGAGCTTTCTCAGTGGTGCCAGGCCCACCTCACCCCTTCCATTCATCTGGCGAATGATTATACATCTTTCGACCAATCCCAGCACGGCGAGGCCGTTCTCTTCGAGGTGAAGAAAATGCAGCGCCTCAACATCCCTGAGAATCTTATTGACCTGCACTTCACCATCAAGACCAGCATCGAGACTCAGTTCGGGCCTCTGACCTGCATGCGTCTCACTGGCGAACCCGGAACCTACGACGACAACTCTGACTATAACTTGGCCATCATTTATTTGAAGTACCAAGTGACCACTCAGGGCGTCATGATTTCTGGCGACGACTCCCTCCTCGACTCTGAGCCCCCCACTTCCCCTTTCTGGGCCGCTGTCTCCCCCCTCGTCCACCTCCAGTTTAAGACAGAGCTCTCCCCTTACGGCCTTTTCTGTGGGTACTATGTCGGCCCCGAAGGTGCCGTCCGCTCCCCCCTCGCCCTGTTCGCCAAGCTAGCCATCTCTTTCGATGATGATACTCATCTCGAGAAACTTCCTTCCTACCTCTCCGAATTCGCAGTCGGCCATGGCTTGGGCGACTCTCTCTGGTTGTTATTCCCCGCCAGCTTTGTCATGTATCAATCCGCCTGTTTCGACTACTTCTGCCAGTTTGCGACTCCGACCCAAAAGGTTCTCCTTCGCCTTGGCGAGCCCGATCCCTCCACCTTCGACCGGCTGGCCCCACACCTTCGTCACGCTTCGTACGCTCTCTTCTCTCTCATCTCCTCTTCGGCTCGGGCCGCCTTCCTGAAACTCTCTGGCAAAGTGCACTTCCCGTCGAATCCTACGATCGATGCTCTACAACGGGATTTGCATTTTACTTTCAATATCCTCCCCGCCGCCTCCGTTCCCGATGGAATCCGCTTTGGTTCCTCTGTTTACGGCTCTTCTATCCAAGCTCAATCTCCTCCCGACCAATGAACCCGTTTCCCCCTCTCCTTCGAACTCTGCGGTCCCTCTGTCTCTTCCTGGCCCTGACGATCCTGTTCTCGCGGCTGAAACAACTGTTTTCGCCGACTCCACCCCGGCCATCCCACGTCCACCCCCTTGCTCGAATCCTCGAACTGGTCTGATCCGCCCTTTCCAGTGGAAATGTCAGGACCTCAATGGTACCGAGCCCTCCCCCACCAGCTTCGACGTCTTCTCCAACCGCATCCTCTCCAACATGTCCGTAGCCTTCACATACGCCGCCTATACCGAGCGATCGC